CTCTAAAGGACGGTTCGAGCATTTTATCTGAATATCCTCTTTCTCTGAGAATCCTTAATAGTTCTAAGAACTGTTCTGGTTTCTCATTGAGGTCTTGTAGCAGATCAACTGGTAAACCAGTTAGCTCTACTCCTCGACCGAAGAGTCTCTTAGCAAACTCGGCGTTGCCTTGTTTACTTTTTGTACACTTCGAGAGGGATATGTGAACACCTAACCTTTGCATCACATCGATATACATATTATAACAACTTTCGTTGTTCATAATGTTATCATCACCTAATATAAGGTACTTTACTTTACCCTCAAGCGAAAGCTTAGAGATACAGTAGTGTATTATTATATGGTGTGTTACAGTGGCTACAGGCCATGAGCTTAAAAAGCCCATGGGAGTACCGGATGAGTATTTTATCTTGGCATTGCCATGATCAAACGCTCGATCTCCGATAACTATGTTCCATAGCTCACCTAGTGATGGTTTCAAACTATTCATATGGATTGTTGAGAGTAATCTCGGCAGTCTATCTGTAAAGTTTGTAAGGTCGGAGGTGTAGATTTCGTTACCTAAGCCTTTGATAAGCTTGGGTATCTCGCTCTGTCTGAAAGTTACATCAGTTGGTACACGTTTTAACACAGACATGTATGTGTTATGTATACCACTAAGTGCCGTATTTGACCACCAGTCTCCTATCGCAACAACGCGGGTTTTACCTGCTTTGTCAGATAAGAATACTAGTTTTGAATGTCGGAACTTTTGATGTTCAGGATAAGTGTGAAATTGAGTAAGGCTTAGCCCAGGAACTGTTATTTCTAACAGATCCTGTACAGCACCTGAAAGTTCTTCCTCGGCCATTAATGGTCCGATGTCGTTCAAACATGATGCTGAAGCTGGTCCATTCGGACCTGCCTTATTTGATAACACTAAGTTACCCTGGTAAGTGCATGAATGAAATACTTCATTGTACTTCCACTTCTTTGAGTAATCTGCTATTTCATTAAGTAGATTGACATCAAATATAGGATTTTGGACTATTGACGACACGTCGTCACTAGGCTTTAATCTTATAAGATCAATCATTCTCCATATTGAAATGACATATCTTACTCTTCGGACAGGAGTTCCTTCGTCAATTCTCCAATATTTTAAAACTAGAGGAAAACCGTCTTTTCCACTCTTGTGGAAAGGAATGTTTTCAGGTTTCTGCCCTAAAGCAGACCTAATTAAATAAAGTCTGTAAGCCTTAAAAAGCTTGACAGTCTCTCTTAATCCTTTATGCTTAACATATTTAGAGAAAAGATGATTGAATTCATCTATACCTTTAGAAGGAGAGTACATGTGTATAATATTGATTTGTGTGTGTGTTACGCTGAAAAGCGCAGTGCACCTCGAATTTGATAATGTATCCATGTTTTTATCTTTTTTTACTTAGTAAGAAAGGACAAATTCGCTCTCAGTCTTTCGACTTGCCTAACTTGTGAGTCAACTCATATAAAAG